GCAATACTTCTTGTTACTGCAGTACCTGCAGAATCTTTAACAAAGAAGCCATGAGTGGTTACAGCAGCAAGTGCTGTTAAGTTATTAGAGAATGGTTGTATATCTGCACCAATAACTAAACCCAAATTTGTTCTCGCTTGGTTTATAGATGTAGCTGCAGTTCCACCAGAAGCGATCGCTAACGCAGAGGTTAAGGTTACAGTACCACCAGTGATAGAAACATTATTCGCAGCTTGTGTAGCCATAGTTCCTAAACCAAGCGCAGTTCTAGCTGCAGAATCAGTTGTAGCACCAGTACCACCATTATTAATTGCAACAACACCACTAACATTGGTTGCATTACCTGTCACAGTTCCAGTTAGAGTACCAGTAACATTACCAGTAACATTACCAACTAAATTAGCAGTAATAGTATTTGCGGAAAAATTACCACTATTTCTTGTAACAACAGTATTACCTGAAGTGTCAGAACTGCTGGTATTTAAACCATCTAGTAAATCAGCGTCTAAACCAGAACCAACACCATCAACTGTTTTAATTTTAGTTAAAACATCACCTGCCGTATAGTCTGTGGCTGTTAGTTTGGTTCCAACTTCAGTATTTAAATTGTTAAAGTTAGCATCTGCTTCTGCAATCGAAAGCGGACTACCCTTAACACTGCGGAGTACGATTACAGCCATTATTGTTTATCCTTAATAAGCATGGTGAGCATATGTTTTATCTCATCTAAATCTGATTCAATTTTTTCTATTTTATCAGAGTTTTGTTTAATTTGTTGATGTAATTCTTTACTAGCGTTTTTTCTTTGTAAATAATTTTCATAATCAGTTCTATTTGTATTTATTACTGCACCACTGGACATATCTCTTAAAAGACCATCCTTGTTTTGTATTTTAACAAAACCTTTTATCATACGCATGCAATCACACGAAGATCTTTAATTCTAGGCACTTGAGAACTATTAGATGATTTCATAACAATTTTAATTTGTACAGCATCAAAGGCAATTAAATTATCTAAAGAGTAAGAAGCATCATAAAATTCTTCTGTTTCGTTCGAAGAAGTTGGGATAGTAGATGTTATTGTTGCTTGATTATAAGATTTATTATCAAAAGGTGTAGTAGAACCAACTTCATTAGTTTTATACCAAATTTCAATTGTTGCTTCGGCAGGAAGATTAGCAGCAAAGTTAATTCTTAAGAAATTAGATGGATTTGCAAGATTAACTTTCTTAGTGACATATTTGCTGTATGTAGAACTTTCTGATGGTGCAAGTTCAGAAACAAATTTTTCTCTTTGAGTCAGTGTTGCATTACCAGTAATCGCTGTTGGGGCAGAGTCGAATGTAATAGAAGTTCCATCTGTGGCAACTGCAGTTATTAGTTTAGTGCTGGTTCCAGAACTAGCACCAGCAATAGTTAAAAACTTACCAACAGTTGCTGTCTTAAATGCAGCTTGTTGTGTTGATGTGGTAATAGTGCTACCAGAAATAGTTACACCAGTGGCATTACTTAATAATACATTGTAATCTAAAGAAGCCACATTCAAGTTAGTTTCTGACGGATTATTAACTTTATTTCCAATAGCAATTAAACTTAGTCTATGTGTGTCTATGATAGGAGAAACTGCATCATTTGTAGTACTCATAATAATATTCAACTTAGCGGATTTGTCACCACTTAATCCAAAGCTGGAATCTGCTTCATTTAATTCAGAAGCAATCATCTTTGGAGATTCAAAATAATTAGTTTCATTTGCCAATACACCAATATAATTAGCATCTTGTACATAAGCAGATTGTGTGGTAGAATCAACAGATTTTCCACTTGTTCCTTTGAATCCAAATCTAACTGAAGTATCAGAGAATGACTGTAGCTGAATCATTGGTTGAATAGCATCAAACTGAATATGTCTAGTTGCTTTTACAAGAGAACCACCACTGTATCCAGTTGAAGTTGCATTTGAACCAAGAGTAATACAATAACTATCTAAATCAACATCACTAATCGTATGTGTAGTATTAAATCCTGCAAAAGCAATACCGTTGACATTGGCAGAAACACCACTAATAGTAACAAAAGATCCAGATGGAATTCCGTGATTTGTATGATATACACGAACTTTTGCAACACCTGCTCTAGTTTCAAATGGTGCTGGTTCTAATCTAACTGTGGTAAGAGCATCGTTATCAAATTCAACATTAGAATTAACACCAGTTTCAAACTGGCAACGATAGATTGTAAACTTTAAATCTTGAGTTTGATCTGCAGACCAAGTAGAAGCATTTTGTGATTTAAATAATGAACCAAGATATGGTTGCTCAGAAATAGTACGAGCAGTTCCTGGCATTAAATCACCAACTTGAGAAATCCAAACTTTATAATTATTTGAATCTGATCCTAAAACAATAGCGTATTCAGCATTCTCTTGAACATACACTGGACTTGGGAATGTAAATGTAGTTGGAGTATCATAAGAATTAACATTCACATCATCTAACAATACGCTATTTGCAGAAATGTTTACTTGTTCTGGTTTTAAAGTTACACGAGAAAACGCAAGAACTCTTTTTCCAGGATATCCATTAACTACTTCACGAATTTCTAGTGTAACTGGAATCGCTGTATCTTTAGTAGCAAAGAATATATCAACTTTAGATAAGAAACACCCACCCTTTTGTTCAATTAAGAATGTTTGTGCAAGAGGATCCCACCAACCAGTATCAGCAACAACTCGATCTGATGTTTGAGTAATAACTTGATTATCTTCAAGGGGTTCAGTTGCTAACTCTGCATTACGAACGGCATGAACTGTTCTTTGTTTAGTTTCAAGAATACCTTCTGCATGATAATTTGCTCTGGCACGAGAAGTAAATGCACCATTTGCAGTAGTGACATCAACCAATTTAAGTTCACGACTACCACAACGGAATCTTAATGATTCTGTGTTTGGGATATTAAACAATAATTGAACATCACCATTAAAGTTTGAAATTAAAGTTCCACCAAGTGCTTTAGTGGTAATTGCTCCAATAGTTCCAGTAGCAGCTACAGCATAACCTAGAGGATTTGATGCAGTAATTGTTTCACTGGTAGAAAATGTTCCTTGAATATTTACCACATATAATGCAAATGTTCCGTCATCAATGTTATAGTCTTTTCCAACAACAACTGCAGTAGCAGCAGATGTGCCTCCAGTAATAATATCACCACGATTTAAACATACTTGAGAATCACCGCCAATTCTTCTGGCAGTGGCAGTGGCATTAGATCCAACATTTGTTTCTGTATCAAATTTGTTATGTGTTACTAGTTTTGCTGCGATATTTGCGCCAGTTGGAGTGTATACTATTTTAGATGCTGGAGTTACATGCGCAGAAATATCTATACCATCAAAGAATGGATAGAATCTGGTATTTGGTTTTACTTTTTGTATTTGAACAAGAATATTTCTTGAACGAATATAAGGAATAGCTGCAGTTGATAGAACACGATCTCCAACTACTTGTCTATCAATTTTTTCAACAAGAGTGGTTTTGATACCTGTTCTGTTTTGACCAACTTGAGTGGCAGTTTGTTCTACAGTAACTTGACGAGCATTGTCGTGATTTGCTGCACCACCAAAACGAGCATTCATTTCAGCAACAGAAATGCGAACTTGACCTTGACCAGATGCCCAATTAGTACCTGCTGTATATACTACACGACCAGTGCTAATTGGTGCACCAGTCCACTGAGTTTGCCATGCATTCCAAACAGTGCCAAGGACACCTGCCTTTTCAGCTAAATTTTTAATTGTATTGAAATTACCTTCAATATCAATAACTAAATCTGGGCGACGATCTGTTTCAAACCAATCATCTGAAGAAGGATTAATTCTTACATCACCAAGGAATGTAAATACTGCAAACGGATTAATATTTTCTAAACGAGAAGCATACGCTTGGGTAATAAGAGGAAGATCAGCAACAACTGGTAATGTAATAACATCACCGTATAGTTTGTAATTTGCTGAAGCACGATCATTATCAGAAGAAACAGATTCAATTAAATTTATATTTTGTGTTACGCAGAACGGACGAAGTTCTGCTTTTTCCATGTCAATAGAATTTAAATAGTCTGGAGATGTAGTATCTCCAGTATTATGTCCTGAAAAATTGTCTACAATAAATCCATTTTTAAATCTATTCAAACCATCTGCATCGATAATATCTAAAGATTCAGTTTGTTGCTCAAGCAATGATAACGATGTATAAAATTCTAAGTTATCAATTCGTTTTTCCAACTTGCCGATATCACGCATAGTGTA